ACTGGCAGTTCGCCAGACAGGAGATCGGCCTCAAGCTATTGAAGACGGCGCCGGTAGGGGGATACGGGTTGACGCCGTGGACCTCGATCTACCCCTTGCTGCCGTGGATTTACGAGTATGCCTACCCTTCTGGATGCCTGAGAATTCGATCGGTCCGGCCGACGCCGGTGGCGCTTCCGGAGTGGGACCCGGTGCCGAACATCTTCACCATCGCCAACGATTCAGCCCTGGGACAGAAAGTCGTCCTGAGTAATTTGGCCGGGGCCGTCGCATCGTTTACTGCTCTGATCGACGATCCCGCTCAATGGTCGCCGGAGCCACGGTTCATCGAAGCCTTGATCGAACGCCTCGCGTTGCGGTTCCAGGAGGCGCTGCGATCCGACCCGGAGGCGGTCAAGGCGCGCATGGCCGAAGCGGCCGGCAGCGTCGTGAGCGTCGCCGACAACAGAGGGTAACGCCATGCCAACGCGCCCAGAGGATATCTGCAACAGGGCGCTTGACCTGATCGGCAATCCGAATTCGATCGTCGATCTTAACGATGGTGCCAAGGAGGCGATGGTCGCGCGGCGTCATTATGGCCCGGCGCTGCGCCAACTGTTCCGGTCGGCGCATTGGAATTTCGCGCGGCGTCGCGTCTCGATGGTTCTGCTTCAGGACGCCACGGGGCAAACCTCGCAACAGCAGATCGCCGAGGGGATCAATCCACCGTTCGTCGGTAGCGGCACGCCGGGCATGATCCCGTGGACGTACGAATACGCGTGGCCGATCGACTGCGTGAAGGCGCGGTTCGTGCCGACCTCGTTTAACAATGCCGGTTCCAATGTGCCGACCGGGAACATCTCATTGCCGTCTAACCCGTTGATGAGCGGCCTTAACCAACAGCCGTTCGGGCGGCAGGTTCCGGCCCGCTTTCTGGTTGGCACGGACACGATCCCGGCCCTGATCGGCGCACCGACCACATGGGATCAAATCCCCGATACAGCGACCACGATGGGACAGGGGCTCGCCAGTCAGACTGTTATCCTGACGAACCAATCCCGCGCCGACCTCGTTTACACGTCGCTGATAACCTACGTGGATCAATGGGACCCGCTGTTTGGTCAGGCGTTTGTCTCGCTTCTCGCGTCGTGCTTCGCGATGCCGCTCGTGACAGACCGGAAGGCGGCGACCTCGATCCGGAATGAACAGATCGCGATCTGCAAGGCCGCGCTGGATCAGGCGCGGGTCAGTGACGGAAACGAGGGATGGACATCGGTAGACCATGTGCCGGATTGGCTGCGGGTCCGTAGCCGCGCCGGCGGCCTGGATTGGAACGGGGCCGGCGTGCTCGGTTACGGGCACGACGCATGTATGTTCGGAGACGGGATCGCCTATTAGGTCAAGTAAAACTCGACGATAAAGGCCACTCCACACAGTCATGCCGCAGTTCTCCATACAGACCGCCTTCGCGGCCGGTGAAATCGCGCCCGCGCTGTACGGTCACGTCGACCTGGCGAAGATCCACGTGGCCGCCACGACAATGCGGAACGGGTTTGTTTCATACCGAGGTGGGTATTGCAGCCGGGCCGGGACCGCGCTTTGCAACCGCAGCAGACAGACCTACGCCCAGGCTCCGCCACGCCTCATTAAGTTTCAGTTCAACATCAATCAGGGTTACGCGTTGGAATTGGGCGACAACTACATGCGGGTTTACGCCCATGGGGCGCCCGTCGTTGAAGCGGCGAAAACGATCACCGGCACCTCGAACACCAATCCATGCGGAATCGCGGCGGTGAACAACTTCGCCAATGGAGATTGGGTCGTTATCGAAGGGGTCGGCGGAACGACGCAACTTAATGGCGGAACCTACATCGTGGCCAGTGCTTCGAGCGGATACTTCACGCTGGAAGACCTCAATGGCAACTCGGTCAACGCGACAAGCTACGGGGTTTATACCTCCGGCGGAACGGTCGCCCGGATATACACTCTGGCGACACCATGGGCGGCGGGTGACCTGCCCTATTTGAAGACCACGCAATCGGCGGATGTCATGACGCTATGCTGCGTCAACACGGTAAATGGCGCCGAATACCCCCCTTACGACCTCGCCAGGGTCACGGCATCGGACTGGGTGCTCACGCAAAGCACATTCGCGGCCAACATCGTGGCGCCGGCGAACGCCGGTGCTTCGGCGACGGTTCAGCCCAGCACGGCGACATCGCCACCGACGCTGCCCGCCGCCTATGCGTACTGTGTCACCGCCGTCGAAGTGGTGACCGGTGAAGAAAGCGTGGCGTCGCCGATCGCCAATTTAACAAATGGCGTTGATATCGCGGCAACGGCGGGGTCCAACATCGTTAGCTGGAGCGCCGTGGCGAACGCCGCGACCTACAATATCTACAAGGCGCCGACCTCCTATAACACCGATCCGGGGAATCCGACTGACGCCCTCCCCGTGCCGGCCGGGGCGGTTTTCGGCTACTGCGGAACGTCCTACGGAACCCAGTTCGTCGACAGCAACACCATCCCGGATGTGACGACGGTCCCGCCACAGCATACTGACCCATTTGCTCGCGGCGCGGTGCTGTACTGTTCGATAACATCCGGAGGCGCCGGTTACACGAGCGCCACGACGGTCACGATCACGTCCGGCACGGGGAGCGGCTTTATCGCTGGTCCGGTCATTATCTCCGGGGTGATTCAGGCGGTTTTAATCATGAGCGCCGGGCAGAACTTCAGTGGGACCGATACGCTGGTTTTCACGGACAGCGGCGGCGGCACTGGCGCGACCGGAACCTTGACCCTGGGACCGCCAACGGGAACGTGGCCAAGCGTGCCGGCTTACACGCAACAACGCCGGGTTTACGCGGGGAGCCTCAACGATCCCGATACGTTATGGATGTCGCAGGCCGGCAACTTTCTGAATTTCGACACTTCAATTCCGATCACGGCAAACGACGCGATCACCGCGACGCCATGGTCGCAACAGGTCAATGGTATCCAGTTCATGATTCCGATGCCGGGAGGGCTTGTGGTCCTGACCGGTCTTGGGGCATGGCAGATTGGTGGCTCCGGCAGTTCCGCGACCAATCCTCAACCCATCACGCCGACCAGCATCCAGGCCACTCAGCAGGCGTTCAATGGGTGTTCCGATATCGTACCGCCGCTCACGGTGAACTTCGATATCATCTACGTGCAGGCTAAAGGTTCAATCGTTCGTGATCTGGCCTGGAATTTCTGGATCAACATCTATACCGGGTCCGATCTGACGCAACTTTCCGGCCAGTTGTTCGCCGGATTTCAGATTTTGCAGTCGGCGTGGTGCGAAGAGCCATACAAGATTGCGTGGTTCATTCGGAACGACGGCGTTTTGTTGTCATTAACTTACCTCAAGGAACAAGAGGTTTATGGCTGGGCGCGACATGACACGTTCGGACAATTTCTGTCTATCGCATCGGTAACGGAACCGCCTGTCGACGCCCTTTACGTGGCGGTCGCGCGACCGTGCGTGGCGGCCGCTGGTGGAACCGCTTATTACATCGAGAGGATGGATAACCGCATCTGGGCGGCGACGGAAGATCCTTGGTGTGTCGATTGCGGCCTGTCCAATCCGATGCCAGCCCCGAATGCCATCCTGTACGCCAATTCAGCCAGTGGCGTGGTGATCTTTAATGCGTCGAGCCCGGTGTTTTCCTCCGGGAATATCGGGAGCGTCATTCGGATGGGCGGTGGGATAGCCACCATCAGCGGCTACATCAGCACGAGTTCCGTGAATGGAACCTGGAACCTGCCTCCGGTCGCGTTGTTTCCTGACGTGACCCCAAGGGTCATTCAGCAACCTCCGGGCAGTTGGACCATGACAGCCCCAATCGACGCGGTTGGCGGTTTGACTCACCTCGCCGGACTGACGGTCACGGGTATCGCGGACGGCGTGCCGATTCCCCCAACGGTCGTCAGTGGCACGGGGACGATTCCGCTTCCGTATTTTGCCTCGAACGTCAAGGTCGGATTGCCGTTCACACCGCAGCTTCAGTTGCCGAGACTTGATCCAGCCGGACAAATGACGCTTCAGGGCCGCAGGAAAACCGTAACAGCGCTCACGGCGCGGGTCGACGCCAGTATCAGTGTCGCGGTGGGATCAAATCAGCCCGACGGCGCGGCGCTGTCGCCGCCATCCCTGGCGCCAGCCTGGAGCGGCATGGTAACGACCCCAAACCAGGGTAGTACTTATGTATCCCCGGGCGGCGTCACCGTGCAGGAACTTTTCACGGGAGATATTCGCACCACCATCATGTCGACGTGGGCGAAGCCAGGGCAGGTCGCCTTTCAACAGACAGCCCCCCTTCCTCTCAATATCGTTGATGTGGTGCCAGAGTACTTGGAGGGAGACCTTCCCGAGTTGACGTTTTCTCAGAGGCAACAACGGCAGCAGGTTCCACGGGGACCCGGTAATTGGATGATTTCCGGGTGAACTACGAAATCCGCCCGGCCACGCTCGCCGATATCCGTGTCATGGCGCGTGCTATACGGCCGATGGACCGTGCAGAAATCGAGGGTTGGGGCCTGAAAGCCAGACATCTGCTGCATGATCTTTATCGCGATTCACCTGTCAGGCGAGTCGCGCTGGTCGGTGGCGAGGTCGCGGCGGTCTGGGGTGTGCAAACGCCTGTCCTTGGTAGCGATGGCGCACCGTGGCTCTTTACGGCACCTTCCATCGAGCGGGCGAAGATCGCGTTTCTACGGGAAACGCGGCGCGAGATAAACGAGATGCTGGTGATCCATGGCCGGTTGCGGTGCTACGTCCTGGCCTCTTACACGCGCTCGATCCGTTTTTTTGCCGCGTTGGGATTTACATTCGGTCCGCCGGAGCCGGTGGGCGTTGACGGTGTGGCATATCGGTTGATGACGATCTGGCGCCATCCTCCGCCTAAGCGTCCCTTTATCGTGTATGGGTTGCCCCGATCGCGGACGTTCTGGTTGTCTCGGTTCCTCTCGTACGGCGACTGGGAGTGTCACCACGAGACCGCGATCAGGATGCGCGGAATCGAGGATATAGCGGCGCTATTCAGCCAACCGGGAACGGGAACGGCGGAAACCGCCGCGGCGCCAGGCTGGCGCGTTCTTCATCATCACGTCCCCGATTTGCGCGCCGTCGTGGTGCGTCGTCCGGTGGAACAAGTCATGGCCTCGCTGGCGCGGCTCGATCTAAATGGCGCTTTTGTTTATGACCTGACGAAATTGCGCAAAAACATGGAGCGGATCAGTCGCGCGCTGGATCAGATCGCACGCCTTCCGGGTGCGTTGGTTGTCGATCACGACGATCTTGACCGTGAAGATGTCTGCGCCGAGATCTTCACCCACTGTCTCTCGATTGATTTGCCTCGGGATTGGTGGCTACGCCTGCGTGGACAAAACCTTCAGACTGACGCCATCGCGGTTCTTCGGTATTATTTCGAAAATCAGGATAAAGTGGAGAGATTCAAAAAAGCCTGCCGGACAGAATTAAGTCGTCTGGTCCGCTCCGGGGCGATTAACAGAGAAATGGCGGCCTGACATGCCATCCGCATCCCTCCCGGCCGCCGCCGCGACAGCCTCCCTGATCGCGGGCGTCGCTTCCACGGGTGTTGCCGTCGCGGGGTCGCTTTCCAGCGCGGCGGCGCAAAAGTCGAATGCCAATTATCAGGCGCAGGTCGCGCGGAACAACGAAACGATCGCGGCGCAAAACGCGGAATACGCGACGCAGGCCGGCCAGGAAAAGGCGCAAGAGGTCGGAATACAGGAGCGGGAGCAGCAAGGCCAGGTCACCACCGCGCTCGCCGCCGGTGGGGTGGATGTCAATTCAGGGTCCGCCGCCGATGTGGAAAAAACCCAGAAGGAAACCGGGTCTCTGGCGACACAGCAGACCGTCGATAACGCCGCCCTTCAGGCATACGGCTACCGGACGCAGCAGGCCAACTTCGGCGCGGAGAGTGGCCTTTTGACGGGCCAGGCAGGCCAGGCGACGACCGCCGGCGATCTCATGGCGGGCGGCGGCCTGTTGTCGGGCGCGTCGGGAGTCGGGCTGAATTACGCGAAGCTGGTCAACGCGGGCGCGTTCAACGGCGGCTCGGGCTCTGGATCATCGTTTGGCAATATATCCAGCGACGCGTCAAACGCAGCGACGTACGGCTGAGCCGTGGCCCGCGTTCCCCTTTCCATTGTCTCCGATGTTCCGATCCCGGCGACGCCGCCATCGGACTACGAGAGCATCCAGAGCAGTCCGGCCGACTTCGGTGGCCTGATCGGTCAGGCCGAAGAACGCGTCGGCGCCGAGGGTCAGCAGGCCGGAAACAACCTCGCTCAGATCGCCGAGGTCAGGCAGCAGCGGTTCAACCAGGTCGCCGGTGACGACGCCATGAATCAGTTCATGGACCGTGGCGAGGCGTTGACCTACGGCAACCCGAACGACCCGACCGCGCCAAAAGGACTGTATTCGCTCAAGGGATCGGATGCACTGTCAGCCGGCCCGGAGGTCGTCAGTCAACTCACGCAACTGCGCGACCAGATCAAGGGCGGCTTGCAGAATGACGTGCAAAAACTGCAATTCGATGAACAGTCGCGGCGGTATTTCCAGTATAAATCCTCGGAAATCAGCCGCCACTTGGACCAACAGAGTGATGTGTATGCCGGAGGCGTGGCGGAGGCGGGGATTCAGGCCGCCGCGACGCAGGCAGCTCACAGTTACACTTCCGATGATACCATCATGCACTCGCTCGCCGACGCGCAGAGTCGAGGCGATCAACTGACCGGTCTGAAGTATGGCGCGACACCCGATCAAACCCTCATCGATCAAGGGCAGATCGCGGCGCGCACCAAAGTCATCCGATCCGCTGTCGAGGGCGCCATGGCGACTGACCCGTCCGGCGGCGGTGCGCGTGCCGCGCAAATCCTGGGGAAGTTCGGCGGCCTGATCGATCCGGGGGTGCGGGAAGAATTGACGCGGATCACCAAGGGCGCGGCGGCGGAAGCCGGGGTGGCGGCCGGGATCAACAACGTCACACGAAACCCAGGGGCGCCCCCACCGGCTCCGGATCCGGCCGTGGTCGGGCAAATTCAGAAATCCGCCGCGGCAGAGGGCGTTCCGGCGGATCAGGCGTTGACCATCGCTCATATCGAAAGCGGGATCGGCACCGTTCCCGATCGCTCTGGAAGCCAATATGGCGGGG